TGTATTAACTGATGGTTCACAATTTCCTACATCAGGATATATGGTTATTGAATCAACTAATACAGATCAATCTTCTCTACAATACGGAAGAATTACGAATGAAACAATTCAATATACGGGCAGAAGTACACATACTTTAACAGGATGTACGCGAGGAACCGCTGCTCCTTCTTACGGAAAAACTCCCGTTTCAACAACAGCAGTGGCTCATACTGCCGGGGAGAAAATTTATGGGTCTTATAGTATAACTAAAATTGAAGAAAGCCGTGTGAATGATGCGGGCTCAGTAGAAACTTTTAGTAATAAATTTAGTTTTACTTTAGTGAATGCAGCGACTAGTATAGAAACAGGAGGAGGATTTTTCGTTTTCGGTGGACCCGTAAACGATAGAGCATAATGATTACATTTTTAAAAAAATTATGGAAGAAATGTTTTGGTAAAAAAGAAGTGGCAGTAGTAAAGCCTATACCTAAACCAAAACCTACACACTGTAATACACACAAGAAATTTAAAAAAAGTTGTTCAAGTTGTCAAGAGGTTATTAAATAACCATGGCTGGATATACACTCTCAGCATTAGAAGCTGACATTAGAAGTTATACTGAAGTAGGCAGTAGTGTTTTTACTGGTGCTCTTCTAGGCAGATTTATAGAAAATGCAGAATTTAGAATTTTTTATGATGTTCCGCTCGATGCCTATAGATACACGAGTGAAGGAAATTTAGCCGTTGACGATAATACAATAAATGTCGCTGGTTTAGGAACTAAAGGATTAACAGGTACAGTATTTGTGCGTGGTGTAAAAGTTTTTGAAAGTACTTCAGTTACTACTGGCCCTGGTGAATGGTTGATTAAAAAGGATCAAACTTATTTAACAGAATATGTGGACAGAGAAACAGGTCCTTCAGGAGGTCAAACAGGCCAGGATGTTACAGGATTTCCTAAGTATTATGCAATGTTTGGAGGGGCCACAGGAACTTCAAGCACTACTTCAGGAGGCCTTTATTTAGCCCCTACACCGGACGCTAATTACATGCATAGAATATATTATGATATGGTACCTCAAAGTTTAGTTACTAAAACATCTGGAACCTATGTGAGTCAATACTTTCCACAAGGGTTATTATATGCTACCTTAGTGGAAGCCTACGGATTTTTGAAAGGCCCTATGGACATGTTGACATTATATGAAAATAAATATAAACAAGAAGTACAGAAATTTGCAGGAGTGCAAATTGGTAGACGAAGAAGAGACGATTATACAGATGGAACTGTAAGAATCCCGATCAAATCTCCGTCTCCGTAAATTAGGAGAAAATTATGGCAATATCATCAGTATTAACAAATTCTTTCAAAGCAGAATTAATGAGAGGTGGGCATAACTTTGATGCAGCAGGAGATACACCAGCTGGCAACGCTTTCAAAATTGCTCTTTATACAAGCTCCTCAACTATCGATACAACGACAACTGTATATGGTGGTCCAAGTAATGAAGTTTCTGGAACTGGTTACAGTGCTGGTGGAAACGCTCTTACAAATACTGGAGTGGGTACGACAACAGTAACTTCTTTCGCAGACTTTTCAGATACATCATGGACGTCAGCTTCTTTCACAGCTCGTGGGTGTTTAATTTATAACACAACTGCAGTGACAGGGTTTACAACAAACAGAGCAGTCTGTGGTATTGATTTTGGTGGAGACAAAACAGTTTCTTCTGGAACGTTTACGATTCAGTTTCCTACTAACGATTCTAGCTCAGCGATAATAAGAATAACGTCGTAAGGAGGTAAATCCTTATGGCTAATTCTTGGGGCGGCGGTAGTACAACCTGGGGCGTAGGTGACTGGGGAGATCAAGATACAACCACGGTAGTTCTTAGTGGATTTTCAATTACAGGATCTTTAGGCACAGCAGATGCATATCATGCAGCTGGTTGGGGCAGAAATACTTATGGCTACGGGTCATGGGGTGTTCAAGGAATTCACGAAACAGTTTATCCTAGCAGTTTAACTATCACTGGTGCTCTAGGAACAGCAGATGCTTTTCCAAATACAGGTTGGGGTCGAGACTACTGGGGTGAAGAACCTTGGGGAGACAGCTACGATCCAGTAGTTACTTTAGACGGTTTAGAAATCACAGGAGCCTTAGGAACTTTACCTTATGCTCAATCTGAAGAAGGTTGGGGCAGAGACGAATGGGGTTATGGTAACTGGGGAGAAAATACTACAACAGTTGTACTGACTGATTCATTCGCAATGACAGCTGGATTTGGTCCTGATGGCTGGGGAATAGCTCCTTGGGATGAACAAGTCTCATGGGGAGGCGATCCAACACTTACTACCACTCAATTATCTATTGCAGCTCTTACTGGTTTAGAAATGACAGGAAGTCTGGGTACTCCTACCTTGGCTTTCGATATGATCAATTTTGCTTTCACTGGTCCGGCAGCAATGGGAGCAGGACTAGGAGTTCCAAATATCAATGATGGAGCTGATCATAGTCAAGGAACACCGAGTTTCTTAACTACAGGTTCCCTTGGTACTGTGAGTCATGAAATGGCTTATGATTTAACAGGTCTAAGTTCTACAATGAGTTTAGGTAGTGTAACAATTACTGAAACTCAAATAGTTGATCTTACGGGTATACAAGCTAATTTTTATGCTCTTAACGTTCCTTCTGTTGATGACATGTCAGTAGGATTAAGTGGATTCAGTTCTACAATGAGTCTTGGAACTCCAGTAGTTACCGATATGCAGGTTGGAATTTCTGGGCTTCAAATGAGTGGTGAGTTAGGATCAGGGGGAATTGCCCCACTACATTATAAAGATGTTGACATCACAGGAAATACTGCTTATACATATGTAAAACACGCAGGTGAACTTTAGGAGAAAATAAATTATGTCATCAAATTACACACCTCTTGGTGTCCAACTAATGACGACTGGCGAAAAAGCCGGTACATGGGGAACTTTAACAAATACTAACTGGGATATCATCGAACAGATTTCTGGTGGTTATGTCGAACAAGATATAGCTGGTGGAGCTGGAGCTACTACCCTAAGCGTTTCTGATGGAGCAACAGGAGCTACACTTGCACACAGAATTATTAAATTAACAGGATCAATTACAGGAAATAGAACAGTAACTATTCCTATAGACGTTCAAACTTTTTACATTGTTACTAACGGATCAAGTGGTGGATATACAGTAGAATTTAAATATGTATCCGGTTCTGGTTCTAGCGTAACATGGGCAACTACTGATAAAGGAACTAAAATTATTTATGCAGCTGCTGATGATGGAACTAACCCTAACATCGTTGATGTTGGAATGGGAAATGTAACATTAACTGGAACAGAAACTTTAACAAACAAAACTTTAACTAGTCCTAAAATAGGTACAAACATTTTAGATACTAATGGAAACGAATTAATTAATTTTACTGCAACAGGTTCAGCAGTTAATGAACTTACTATAGCAAATGCTGGTACTGGAGTTGTAGGTCCAGTTATTTCTGCAACCGGTGAAACGAATGTTGGTATTAATATTAATCCAGCAGGGACTGGAGTTCTTAAATCGGGCTCAGCTGCAATTAAAATTGCAGGCTTAGAAACTATTTTTATTCCCGCATCTGCTATGTATGGTAGTGAAACAAATGGTGCTGATGCACAACAAGTTGAAACAACAGCAACAAGACCAGACTTAAAAGTTTTAGATTTTGATGCAGGTACAGCGGAATATGCACAGTTTGCTATTGCGATGCCAAAATCATGGAATTTAGGAACAGTAACATGGCAAGCTTTTTGGTCTCCAGGCAATACCAATACAGGAAATGCTATTTTTGGAGTACAAGGAGTAAGTGTTGCTGATGATGCAACAGCTGATGTAGTTTTTGGAACAGCTACAGAGGTCACAGACGCTGGAGGAGGTGCCGTAGAAGATGTAATGGTTACTTCAGTAAGTGGAGCCACAACAATTGGCGGAACTCCGGCTGATGATAAATATACATTTTTCCAAATTTATAGAGACGCAGCAGATGGTAGTGATACTTTTACTGGTGACGCAAGATTACTAGGAATTAAATTATTCTATACTACTGACTCTGCGAACGACGCATAATAGGGGGATACAGAATGAGAGATGAAGAGTTCAATACTTTTCCATGGGAAGGAAGCCCTAAGAAAAGTAAAAGAATGTCACCAAGAAAAAAATCTTTTGGATACCAAGTTTTAGGATTTGGTTCTGGAGGAGCTTCACCGGTAGAATATCAAGTTCAATATTTGATAGTTGCTGGCGGAGGAGGAAGTGGTTGGGGACAATCGAACGATTATCAATCAGGTGGCGGTGGTGCTGGAGGAATGAGATTTCTTCCTGGCAAAACTAGCCCTGTATGGACATTAACCGAATACCCAGTCACAGTAGGATCTGGTGGTACTAAAGAAACTGGTCCATCCCCAGGACAAAGTGGTCAACCAGGCGGCGATTCAGTTTTTAATTCCGTAACATCAACCGGAGGAGGAGGCCCAGGAGGAACGGGCGGATCCGGGGGCGGAGGAAGAGGCGGCGGCCATCCGGGCGCAGCCGGAAATACTCCACCAACAGTTCCACCACAAGGAAATCCTGGTGGACAAGGAAATCCATCTCACTCTCCACGAAACGCTATGACAGGCGGCGGAGGAGGCGGTCACGGGGGATCGGGATCGGCTTCTGGCCCAGGATCGGGCGGATCAGCAGGAGCAGGAACGGCTGACTCAATTTCTGGATCATCTGTAACTTATGCAACAGGAGGAATAGGACAACCTGGACCTGGAAGTGCAGGAACAGACGGTGAAGGCGATGGCGCTAACGGAACAGGTCACGGACAACCGGGAGTGGCAGGAGGAGACGGAATTGTTATTATTAGAAGATTGACTGCAAGTTCAACAACAACAAGTGGAACCGTAACAACGGATGGATCAGATACGATTCATACCTTTTCAGCGGATGGGATTTACGCAGGATAATCATGGCTCATTTCGCAAAATTAGATTCCAATAATATTGTCATAGGACTTCATGTTGTTAATGAATCAGACTGTACAGATGACAACGGAAGATCTGAACAAAAAGGAATTACATTTCTAAACAAACTTCATAAATGGCCTTATTGGAAAGAATATAGAAAAGATGGGTCAATAAGAACTAGACCAGCTACACTTGGAGGTACTTATAGTACCGAACACGATGCTTTTATTGCAGCTAAACCTTATCCATCATGGGCCCTTAACGGTTCTACTTTAGATTGGGATCCACCAACTCCATTTCCTGGAGGGGTTGATAAAAATTATGAGTGGAATGAAGCTACACTACTCTGGGACGAGTATACTGCACCCGGCGCACAATAAAA